ACTCCTTTGGGTGTTATCTCTTCCATGTCAGTTTCGTTTTCCCAGAGAAACCTAAACGTTCCATCTGACGACAGATGTCATCAGATAGGTTCCATACTCCTCGGGATACGTGGGTGAACAATAAAACATCTTCAGCAGGTACACCATGATAGTGCATCATAGCATGAAGGGCCCACAACGGAAAGTTATCAGTTGCGCTTTGAAGGTCAATGGAGTGAAGAGTCTTACCTTGTGTAAGCCACTTGTTGCACTGATCAGCTCCTTTGGACTGATCTAGTGTGCAATCCTGTTTGACCTTGGACAGGAGACCAGAATAAAACTGGTACAAGGGGTCAAGAAGTACCTGATATAGCAATTTAGGTGACGCAAAAAAGCGAGCCTTAGCCCCAGGTTCTTGGGTAACGTGAACGGTCCCAATTGAGAGATCAGGAACAGAACCCTTTAGATTGTACAAAGGTGACAACATAGAAGGGATAACACCCAAAGGAGTGTCAGACGGAAAAGATTCAGAGAGACCAATAGGGTTAAAAGCCCAAGAAATATTGGCCCACTTCATAAGAGGGAAATGCTCTGAGAAGGACACGATGTCCATATAGAACCTATTGGCAGCCCGATGATTAATCTCACCGAGATTTTTAATACCGTAAATAGGTTTAGGAACATAACCACAAGTGTCCAAAGGGACCTTTACAGGAACCTCGAAACACTCAATCTCCATCTTTGATGACAACTTATCCAACAGTAATGCAGGATAGGAAGCATTTTTGACACGAGGTTCGGAAGTCTGAAGATACAGACAACCCTTGAGCGTAGCACCTCTGCGTAACACGCGGAGCACATTCGACTTGGATTGTTCGGAGAAAACTTTCTCTGACTCAACTGCATCAACACATTTGTTGATCTGGTTCTGTGTCAACTGGTCGCTGACTATGAAACGCTTAAGTTTGGCAAGCATTAGCCATTGATTCCAAGAAAGGTCTTGGAATTTTATCTTCCCAAAGAATTTGGGAATGTTTGTTCGAGGATCTAAGGAGACCCACGTGTTGGGTTGACCCTGAAAGTCTTCAGGATAAAGTTTGGCTAGTAAAGCGAAACCGACGGCGTCCAAATAGGACAACGTACCAGTAATTCCTCTATTTTTCAATAGATTGATTATGTTGGTAGCAATAGTTGATGCTAACAGGGAGGGAAATTTGAGAGCGATTAGCTCTGAGATTATATCTTCTAAGTTGGTGATTGACGATGAATGTGCCATATTATTGGGTACTTCAGATAAGTTAATAGCTATGCTCTCGCATAACGGTTGGTCAGCACCAGGCGCAGGTTGTCCAATGTTGTGACACCAGGACGTGGGTTGTGACAATTCATGTCACGTTACAGTCCACCAGTGTGGTTATAAACAAAGGAACTTGTTAGCCCCCGGGGG